CAGTCCAAGCTGGGCAATCTTACTGCCAAATTGGTCAAAGAAGTAGAAAAAATGAATACTAGTAGCGGTTCTAGTGATGAACGCTTCTGGAAATTAGAATGCGACAAAGCAAATAATGGTTATGCCGTGATCCGTTTCCTCCCTGCTCCTAACGGTGAAGACCTGCCGTTCGTGAAACTCTACAGTCACGCATTTCAGGGTTCTGGTGGTTGGTATATTGAAAACAGTCTCACCACTTTGAATCAGAAGGATCCTGTGTCCGAACTGAACTCCGAACTGTGGAACAACGGCACTGATGCTGGTAAAGAACTGGCACGTAAGCAAAAGCGTAAACTGACTTATATCTCCAACATCTACGTGGTGAAGGACCCTGCGAACCCCGCCAACGAAGGTAAGGTCTTCCTGTTCAAGTATGGTAAGAAGATCTTTGATAAACTTACCGCTGCAATGCAACCTGAGTTTGAAGATGAGGAAGCAATTGATCCATTTGACTTCTGGCAAGGTGCCAACTTCAAACTGAAGGCAAAGAACGTTGCTGGTTATCGTAACTATGACTCCTCTGAGTTTGCTGCATCTGCCCCTCTTCTGGACGACGATGACGCAATGGAAGCAATCTGGAAAAAGCAGTATTCGCTTGCTGAACTCGTTGCTGCCGATCAGTTCAAGTCTTATGATGATTTGAAGAAGCGTCTGGACTATGTGCTTGGCACCAAAGGCACTCCTCGCTATCAGGACCCTGAAGAGTTTGATGAGGATAATACTCGTGGTCCTGTGAAAGACCTTGATGAAGATCTTCGCAGTGAACTCAACAATCTTCAACCTACTCGCCGTGCTGCGGCACCTGTGGAGGATGACGATGATGATGCGTTGTCGTATTTCGCCCGTCTTGCCGAAGATTGAAAACAGATTACTACATTGACCGTGTAAGTAAATCCGAAGCCGCAGAGTTACTTCTGCGGTTTCATTATCTTAAGGACTTTTCCAAATCCTTTAAGTCAGGTTACAACTACGGTCTTTATAAGGGCAATGACTTTTGCCCGTTGAATATTGGTGGTATTCAGGGAGTCTGTATCTTTACTGGACTTCCTGTACCTGAAATTGCAAAAGGAGCATTTGGATTAGAACGGAATGAACAAGAAGGACTCTTTGAACTTTCCCGTCTTTGCATACACCCCGAAACACAAGGAACCGAGCATAATATCACTTCTTGGTTTGTTTCAAGATCGATTAGACAGTTACGGAAGGATACTGAAGTTAAAGCAATCATCTCTTACGCTGATAGTGATTTCCACAATGGTACAATCTATCGCGCTTGTAATTTTAAATATTGCGGACTTTCAGATCCAAAGAAAGATTTCTATTATGCAGACGGAACTAAACACTCTAGAGGCAAAGTTAAAGGTGCTGCAGGAGAATGGAAAGAACGCTCCCGCAAACACCGATATGTGATGGTTTTTGATAAGAAATTAAAATTATTGTGGACTTGACGCTCTTGTGTTCTCAGTTCTAATTACTTTATCATTAACATACTGAGATGATTGATCATAAGTCATCTCCTTTCTTACATCATTTAAAACTTGTTGCAAATAAACTGGTTTGAGAACATAAATGGTTCTTTTGTCATTGTTTTTTAGAACTTCATACTCATAGTTTGAAATACCAACAACTGGATTTAAAGATGCAGTTGGATCTCCTGGTTTTGGAATTGTAAAGTCAACATCAACAACTTTACCTGCTGGAAGAATTAAACGATCTTCAGAATCTTTGACTTCCGTTGTTTCATAATGATGAATTGAATTTAAATCTGCACCATAAATTGACTCTGCATAATCATAAACTTGTGCATCAGACAGCGGCCATTGATCTCTAACTCTAGTAATTCCTGCAGTAATTAAAATAACCCAATCATATTGCGAACTACCATAAAGTTCTTCCGCAATAGTATCTGGTCGAGCACCATCAATGATTTGATATTTGTCAAAAACTGTAAAAACATTTTGTAAGTCATCACGAAGTTTGACTCTACGGAATAAGTTTTTTACAGTTAAATACTCATCAACAGAAGTCTTATCTGATAAGAATGATTGATATTCTAAGTTTGGTAGTGTTCTAAAATAAGACATTAGTAACCAACTCCAATATCGGTTTCTTTGTAATCTTCATTGTAAATTGGAGACAGTTCTTGGAATTGTAACGTCATTTGCATATGAACAGGAGTTGCATCAGCATATGTTGCATATTGTGAAGAACCATTATAATTAATACTTATTTGTGTTAAAGCACATGGTTTAAAACGATGTAAGAATGGATGCTGCTTTCCACCACTCATATATTCTAACTTAAATACATTTGGTGCTTTAACAAATAAACCACCACCATTTTGGTCTGGTGTCCCTTTTCGAGGAGTCATATTCTTTTTGAATATTCTAATAATATTTTTAATCATTTCAGACTCTTTTTGAGATCTTGGGACCATATCAAAAGAAAATTGATATGCTGGGCGAAGAGTTACACCATTAAATAGTAGTTCAACGTTTTGATTAAAAATTTGTCCAGTTGCTCTGGAAATAATTGAATTAATATCTCCTTGACCTAATGCTGCCGCCATTGCTGCACCTGCTGCACCTGCTGCAGTTGCTTTTTGACCTTCTCCAGATTTTATGGCTTCAGTAATATTTCCAAATGCTTTTGTAATTGATTCCCCAACCGATCCTACAAGATTGGAACTTAATATAGCACTATTTCCACCTGCAGCAAGAGTTGCTTGAACTGGATTCATAGTTCCAGATGTCCAATCTGCAGCATTATTGTCTTGAATATTTGCTGGCATTGGAAGTATAATTGTTGCCAGAGAATTTTTGATATTTCCAGATTGATTTAATGCTTCTTCTGTTGTTCTTAATGCAAAACCACCCGTTAAATTAAGACCAGGTGCTTTATATTCAATCACCTGAATCTTAAAATAGTCGTCTTGATTTCCAATATTTTTAATCGGATATCGGAAGTAATCTGCCATTTATTTTTTCTAACTATTTATTGTTAGTTTTGAATTATTTTTCCGTAGGGAATTCTTAGTAAAATTGAAAATTCATCTCTGCTCAATTCATATAATCCGCTAACTAATCGATCTCCATCTTGAGTATTGTATTGTCTATATTTTCCAAGATGAAAATTAAAACCTCTAAATCCTTTTGGTAATAAACTATCAACAATAATTAATGGGTATCGATCATAAAGAATTCTTGGAGTTTTAGCATAATAAACATAAGTATAATATCTTCCAGGAGCAGGTGGAAGAGGTGTTTCACTTCCACTAAGTCTGGATAATATTTCATTCATGAGCTCATCGGGGGTTTCTACTCCTAATAAAGATTCTTTTAACTCAGTAAGACTTTTTGATTTACTTTTACTATAAGTGGGACCTTTAACTCTTCTAGGAAGTTTTGGATTTGCTTCAATATAATCAATATCAACTTTAATAATATTAATCAGTTGTTGCTTAGTTAATCTTTCATATCCTGCAAGTTTTCCCTTTCCACTTGCTGTCTGATAATAAGGATTATATTCTTTAGCAATTTCTACTAATTCTTTTTGGTTATATTGATCTAATGGTTTTTCGTATCCTGTGAGTGCCATTACTTGATACCTAGTTCGTGTTCTGTGATGATTTTGAACTCATATCCACGATCAGCACACCATTCTTTTGCTGCTTCCCACTTTGATTGATTTTTAGCATACTCATAAACCTCACTGATATATCTCTTCGTTTGTCTTTGAGGTTTGATAGGAGGAACCGTTTGCTTTGATGGTTTAATCTCAATCATATATTTTTTGATTGACCCATTCGATTCTTTGACTTTAATAAGAAAATCTGGAAAGTAACGATGTATCTTCCCGTCCACTGGAGAACGGTAGGGAATCGCTTTTTCTTCAGATTGCCATTCAATTATATTTTCATTTAGATCGCAATAAGTGCAAAATTTTCTTTCCCATAAAGAACGATATATGATATTTGTAACATCTCCACGATACTTATCTGGAAATGATGGTTTATATTTTCCTTTGTATGACATCTAAATACTTATACTATAAGACTCATATAAGGTATTTAGAGTGGCAGTTAGACCCCGTAGAATATCGGATATAAAACCATTATTCACTAACCTTGCTCAAACTTCTCATTATGAAGTAAAGTTTGGTGGTCTTCCTCCACAATTATTATCTTATCTAAGTAGAAAAGGAATTGATCGTCGATTCATTGCAGAAGATGTTGGACTTTTATGTAATAATGCTGCTCTTCCAACAACACAACTTTCAGTAGCAGAAGTTTCTGGAAACTATATTGGAATCACAGAAAATTTTGCTCATCGTAGAGTCTATCAAGATATTAGTCTAGAATTTTATGTCGATAAAAATTATAAAACCTTGAAGTTTCTTGAACATTGGATGGAATTCATCGCAAGTGGATCTACTAATCCAATTGATAGTCAATTAAATCCAATCAATAATAATGTTGATCAAGGATATTTTACTAGAATGCAGTATCCGGAATATTACAAATCAAATCGCACTCGTATTATTAAATTTGATCGTGATTATAAGAGAGAATTGGAATATACTTTTATCGGTTTGTATCCTTATAATATTGCATCAATTCCAGTTTCATACTCACAATCAAACGTGATGTCTATGCAAGCAACATTTAAAATTGAGCGTTATGTAGTTGGTAAATCTTATAGTAAAGATATTTTTGAGAATATTGATAATAATAACGAAGTCGGGCAACCTCCACAACAACCACAAAGAGATCCAAAACCAAGATTAGTTCCAAGATCTCCTGGATCTATTCCTTCAAATGGTGTAGAATTGTTACCTGCTGGTCAAACTTTATATGAGTCTCTTTACGGGACGGATCTGCAAAAGTATAGATAAATAATTTTATCTGATTTGTAGGTGAATATGCCATTACCCACTGTTGTAACTCCGTCTTATAGTTTAGAAATTCCATCTCTTAAAAAAGAAATCAAATATCGCCCTTTTCTTGTAAAAGAAGAAAAGATCTTGATTATTGCAATGGAGAGTGAAGACTCAAAACAAATTGCTGATGCTGTTAAAAATGTCATTAGCAATTGTATTTTAACAAAAGGAATTAAGGTTGATCAACTTGCAACCTTTGATATTGAATATTTGTTTCTTAATATTCGTGGAAAGTCTGTTGGTGAAAATGTTGATGTTTTAATTACTTG